CGCAGCTACGGATTGCTGAATAATTACCTGAGCGATCGCGGCCGCCTGGCCAACACGGAATGCATCCTTGTTGGTGCTCATCATCAGAGTACTGATGGCGCCTAGAGCCGACTCAGCCGGAGCAACCCGACTGGCCCACTGTTCGGCCCAGGCCTGAGACATCAAGGCGTTAGCCGTGCGCTCACTCATCAGATGAGCATCTCGGGCTTGTTCAATTTGGGCGATGTAATCTGTATAGGCTTGTTTCTGGGCGGCGTAATACTCTTCGCTGCCCTTCATCTTATCTTCACCGAAGAAATCCACAATTTGCTGGGCAGACTGGCCTTTACTGATCTGGGTTTTCTTGCCGGATGGATCGGTGTAGCCATTAGTCAACTGTTCAATGGCCGACAACTTATCCTTCTTATCGCGCTGAGCGTAGACCGTATCGCCAAGAACTTGCTCCATCGCCCGTTGCATGCGATTAGCTTCAGACTGAAGTCTAATCTTTTCACGCAACTGCTCGATGTCTTTTTCGGTGTACTTGATATTACCTTCGCGCCATTTCTCCTGCTGCTTCAGGATTTCGGAGTATTCATTCGCGGCGTCACCGACATACTTGAGTGCGGTAGTTTCTTTGTCATACGCACGAAGAACGAAGCCGATAGGATCCAGCGCTTCTTCATAACGTTGCCTCAGCTTCTCCATTATTTCCTGATGCTCGGTCTCAGTCATCAGAAGCTTGCCAGTAACCGGATCTCGCTTACCCACAGCTTCGGTCAACTGCTCTTCGGCTCTACGAAGCTTCTCTTCAGCTTTTTCGGTTACGCCGGCCTCGCCTCTCCAACGAGAAACCGCATTTTCCAGCTTTTCATACTCACGAACCGCCTTGGCCAAAGCTCTCTCGGCCTCTCTATCTTTACGCTTAGGGGAGCCAGAATTCGGAGCGTTGGTGTTAGCCAAAACTCTTTCCATTATAGCATTGAGGTCCAGGGCATTAAGCGGATTCATATATCCGCTAGAAGCATCCGAAGCCACTGGTCTAGTTATCAACATGCTACCGTTACCGGAATTTTGCTGGGCTTCCCACGGAGCCGCGCCCAAACTCCAAGGCTTTACGCCAAATCTGGAAGCCGCCACCGCAGTACGAGAGGCTTCGAGCTGCTTGGACACTCGATCATAGGCTGTATTGCCTTCACCAGGGCCCATGAAGAAGGCCTCGGCACCTGCCTTGCCGGAGGCTACGTTGGCATCGTACTCCTTGTCGCGTTGAGCGGCCCTAGCTCGGAAGTCATTTATATTGGCCATTGCTTTAGACTTTCGATCGGAATCAGGCATGACGGACCATACCTTCTCACCGGCCGAAAAAGCTGCGCCTACAATGGCATCACCAGCCTGCTGAATAGCCTGGAACGCCCACTTGAAAGTGGAAACCGCCATCATGACGCCGCCTACGGCTACGTTAAGAATGTCGGTAAATATCGCGAAAGTCTTGGCTACGAATCCTACGAAACTAGTGAGCGGGGTTTCCAGGCTAGGATCCCCAAATTTCGTAAATACATCAAAGAAAGATTCTAGGACAATCTGGGCGGATGATACAGAAAGAATGACAGCCTGGAAGAAGTCATTAATGTTCTGAGAATCGAGCTGGCCTACCCAAACGGCAATTTTCTGGAACATATCGCCTATGGCGGTTCCAAGACCAAAAGCTCCCTCTGCCGAGCCTTGATTGAAAAGCTCAGTGACTTTTTGAACCAGTTTAGTCAAACCGTCCATAGCCGAAGAACTTCCTACTTCACGGAAGAATTCCATGGCGGCATTCTTCATGCGATTGAAGTTAGCTACAAACTGGGTCTGGGCGTATTCTACGCCCGCACTGTATTCAGTCTTGAGCTGGTTACTCAAGAGCAACAGGAATTCGTATACGTTGATCGTGCCTTTCTTGATCTGATCACGCAATTTCTGCTCGGCCTGCGCCGTTGAAGTAATACCTTCCTTGATGTACTCCTGGGATTGCATCATGGCCCTAGCCGCCAAGCTCACAGCGCCGGGCAGCGTATTACCAAGCTGTCTTTGCAATTCTTCGAGAGACAATTTGCCCTTAGAAGCCATCTGCTGAACGGCTTCGAAAATCAGCGTCACATCACGACCTCTAGAATGTAGCACCACAGCGGCTTGTGAAAGTCCGCTAAATATGTGGCGAGTCAGTTCGCCGGTGGTATCTACGTTTTTGAGAGCCGCGGCAAGTCGATGATATTGGGTAATAGACGTTTCAACCTCAACGCCTAGCTTGTTGGACATGTCCAACAGAAATTTGTATTCCTTTCCAGCCGCTTGGACGGACCCCTTAATCACAGTCATCGAGGCTATAAATCCGGCGTAAATCCGGTTAACCTCAATCATTCGGCCGACAAAACTCTGAGCTACATTCGTGATGCTTTCGAAAGCCGCCTTAACGCCGTTGAGAATCACCTTAACAGACGCAAATGCGGCTATGGCCGTTCCGGCCATTTTGATCATGCTCATGAACCGATTCATGGCCGAGGTAGTACCGGCCATACTCGAATTGACCGTATTGGTCATTCGAATAAACTGAGCTTCGATAGCCGACAAGCTAGAAATTGCTTGTCGGCTATCGACTGTGACCACTAGCTGGCCGTCGCTGCCGCTCGGAACGGGTAGATTGTCGGCCATTTGGTTCGGGTTCCTGAGGCTCTGGTTTAACCGGTTTCTTTTTAGCCATTACATTGAGATATGCGGCATCCATCTTCCGGATGTATTCCACAAATCTAGCTGGATCACTGGATCCATAAAGCCTTAGATAGCACTCGATTTCCACTAGCGAAATTGGCTGGATTTCCATTCCAGTTCTTCGAGTGCTATTGAGTATTTGAAATCCTTCCAAATACTCCATCATCCAATCGTATACCACTGGACGATTTTCCAAAGCTCGGGGGGATAAGCCGGAATCCCTTAGTTCTAACAAGAAATCCGTCTGATCCCCCCATTCTCCATACCAGCTTATGTAATGGCTTAGGAGTTTCCCTCGTGCTCAACTTCATCGGCTTTGAAGTTGCCGAGTTCCACAGAGAAGGACATGACGAAGTCTCTGAAGGCTTCATCCAGAAGCAGCGCCTGTTCAGCGGATTGCTTGCTATAGGGCACGTCCTGCTTATTGGCGTTCTTGACGTTCTCCCAGTCCAGGAGAATGGCTTCCGCCATAGCCTTGCACAGGAGCTTCCGTTGATCCGCCGGATCGAAAGTGCCAGCCTCGATCTTACGTCGATAAGGCTGCTCCAATCGCTGCTTAGCCCGCATGAATCGGACATTGGTGGCGTAGGCGATTTTGACACGAATATTCTGGTATTCGGTCCAAACGCCGTCGTCCAACGCGCTTACTGGGGACTCCGGAAATACGAAACTCATATGTCACCTCTGTGATGGATTGTAAAACGGATTTTGGTCCAAGTATCAGACCACAGGCTTCTTGTCGATCTGGATCATGCAAGCCGTAGAAGCGTCATACAGCGCTCGCCACTTGCCACTAACCATCAAGTCCTGATCCAGACCGCCAGACAGGATGGTGCCCTCTTCGTACTTGACTCGAGGGAAGATGAACTTGTAGTAATTGCCGTCAACATCTTGTACCACGAAACTGAACCGGAAATCATCGTTATTCAGGAACGTGGTGTACTCACTGGCATCTTCGAAGTAGAGCTCGATATTGCCAGTGATTTCCAACCGACCAAGCGCGATACCGATGTAGCCGAGCGTGCCAACAGCCTCCTGGCCTCGGAGATTGTTAGTGAGATCCATGGACATGCTGCGGATCTTAGCCTCCATCGGACCGCCGATTTCCGCCGTGGCCGTGGCGCCCGCACCGATACCCGAGTCCGTGATATTAACGGTAGGAGCCGTGGTGTACCCAGTACCTGGATTGGTGATGATGATCTCAGTGATCGCGCCGGCCACCACAGTGGCGGTGGCCGTAGCTCCGGTGCCGCCACCGCCGGTAATGGCCACCGCCACTGTGCCAGAGGTATAGTCCGCACCACCAGCCGTAACCGTGATCGCCGTGACCTTGCCAGTATCTTTTTCGATCTGACTAAGGTTGGTAACAGCATTCATCGGGGTATTGCCATCTCCTGGATTAGAGATGGTGGCACCTGCGATCTGAGCCGTGCCGTTGACAGCCTGGCAGCCCATGATGGAGAACTTGCCAGTCAGAATCTGCGCGGTCTGGAAATCCAGAGTCAGGCCACCTACTCGGCAACCCGAGAAATTCTGAAAAATCGGGATTTGCAAATCCTGGAAATGCTTCTGCAGAGTGAAACTCTTCAGTTGCACACCATTCTTGATGGTGCTGATACCCCCCACAGGTGCACCCCAGGAGGAGCAGAGTGCGGCCGCGATGATATCATCGAAAGAATCGAAAGAAAGTTCGATATTCACGTCGCCGCTCACATCGGCGCCGACTGCCACGAGATCCGAAGTCATTCGGTCATCGCGAATTTCATTGGAAGTGACGCTTCGACGATTAAAAGCGACGCTCTCGCCGGTGTATCGAACGGACTTGAAGGCCGGAGTAGCCGGAGTTT